ACGTATATGTTTTTATTTGTTATATTTTTTAATACTTCTAGCTATATAAATTTTTATAAAAGTAATAGCTAGCGTACGTATATTATTTATTTTCATTATTCATTTATGTAAATATATTTTTATAAAAGTAATAGCTAGCGTACGTATATGTTTTTATTTGTTATATTTTTTAATACTTCTAGCTATATAAATTTTTATAAAAGTAATAGCTAGCGTACGTATATTATTTATTTTCATTATTCATTTATGTAAATATATTTTTATAAAAAGTAATAGCTAGCTGTATGTTATTATTTATTTTCATTATTCATTTATGTAAATATATTTTTATAAAAAGTAATAGCTAGCGTACGTATATTATTTATTTTTATTATTCATTTATGTAAATATATTTTTATAAAAGTAATAGCTAGCGTACGTATATTATTTATTTTTATAAAAAGTAATAGCTAGCGTACGTATATTATTTATTTTTATAAAAAGTAATAGCTAGCGTACGTATATTATTTATTTTCATTATTCATTTATGTAAATATATTTTTATAAAAAGTAATAGCTAGCGTACGTATATTATTTATTTTCATTATTCATTTATGTAAATATATTTTTATAAAAGTAATAGCTAGCATAAGTTTATTATTTATTTTTATAAAAGTAATAGCTAGCGTACGTATATTTTTTATTTTCATTATTCATTTATGTAAATATATTTTTATAAAAGTAATAGCTAGCATAAGTTTATTATTTACTTATATAAAAGTAATAGCTAGCTGTATGTTTATTATTTATTTTCACAAATTATACCAAATTCATAATTTTATAAAAGTAATAGCTAGACATGTGTTGGTTGATATATTTAAACGAAATCAACATATAAGGTTGTTTTATATATCTTATGCTAGCACGTGTGTTGTTATTAACAGGGCTCTGCCCCGTGACCCCGCCGATTTTTTAGCCCCAAATTGCAACTTTTATCAAAAAATATACCCCAGCGACTAATGGAAAAACACGTGTTTTCTAAGGCAAAAAGAGTAGCAAAAAGTTAGCCATATTTATTGGGAAAAAGTCGGTGGGGTGCGGGGCAAAGCCCTGCTTATTGCTAGTATTTAGCTGTATATATATAATCAACCAATTACTTATATCTATATGGCTAGTAGGGTGCCAACTAATTTATGGACAGCAATAAGTGTATTTGCGGCAATAACACGTTTTCTATAATAATCTGGACGTGTTACAATTTCGTGAAATAATTTTTTATTTATATAATCAGATTTGCAAACTGATGCTGTATTATTTAAATGACTGCTAACATATATTGGTATTTTTCGTTTTAACCATGCTGTACATTGTTTATCTGTCATTGTCTCAACATTTTCTTTAGTCGCCAATATATCACATACTTTATTATATGTTGTTGTGCTATTGTTATTGTTAGTACTAATATTAGTGCCAGTACTATTGTTAGTATTAGTGTTAGTTATAGTGTTATCTAGATGCTTAATAAACACTAACATATAATAATTAGCATACCATGTTCTGAACATTTTAGGACTAACTATTGCATCATCTCCATATTTACTAGTTATATAACATGCCACATCTTGACTAGTAATTATAGATGCTAATTGTTTGTTAGAAATAGGGTTTGTATATAAATAACTAAATATATATTGATTATCTTTTATAGGATTATAATCAGTGTCTTGATCAGCATCTTTGTCAGGGTCTTTGACAGGGTCTTGTTTGGCTGTAGAATCAGCATCATTATTTGCCGCAACTGATTTATTAATTGCTGGTAAATGTTGTTTACATAATCTCTTAATTACCTTAATTGCTTGCTCCCATGTTTCGGTATATTTATTTATTACGGACTTCTTACCTTTAAACCGTATGTTTATTTCGCTATCACTATTAAAATGTATATGTTTTGGTCGCAATGTACTAATACCTGTGCTACCATATTGCTTATCATATTCACGGCTACCAATTCTAAAATGATAGGTAATTAACATATATATAACTATTTGTATTAACTCATCTTTGGTATATGGTATCATTTGTGCAGTTAATGGTTCACGACGATTAGCTAGCCGTGTCATTGCTGTTCTAGCATCACGTTCTATATGATATGCATGCTTTGCCAATGCTGCTAATTTATTATATTTACGGCGCTCTTTACCGGCTAGATATTGTGGATGATATATATATTGTTTACGCCCGGCTTTATCTTCACATATTACTTGCACTTTATTATTAGGCGATTTTGCTATTAATATGTTATCATTATTATATGCCGGTGGGATATAGAATGTTTCTAACCTTTTACGAGTTTTACTATCTAGACTACGATTGGTTTTATTATTTGTATAACCGGTTATTTTTGGCGTTTTTGATCGGCGATTTTTTGCCGTTTTTCTTGATATCTCAATATATGATCTGCTAAAGTTTTTGCGCGATTGTGGGACATCCTCCATATTCACGCTATTTTATATCCTATTCTATATAAATACAATGCCAATCTATTTTATCTTATTGCCAATCTATAGTAAATGCTATATTATTTTATTTTATATATTCTATTATTTTTGAAATGTTTGTTTTATTTGTTTTTTATTTTTTATTTTTTATTTTTTTCTATTTGTTTTTTATTTTTTATTTTTTTCTATTTGTTTTTATTATCTTCTATCTTTAATATATATCCTGGTTTTAATATTTAATATATTTTTAAGTTATTTACTTAAAATTGTTTTGTGTTATATTATTAATACAAAACACATCAATATATATTTAGTTATTTATATACGTGTTTTATTATTAGGTTCTTAATACAATATTATAAAAATATATATACAACAATTATTATTTGAAAATAACTAGTTAGTACAAAATTAAATAATATATACTATAGATTTAATCTATATATAGGCTTGAGATACGCTAGATATAGGCTTGAGATACGCTAGATATAAGCTTGAGATACGCTAGATATAGGCTTGAGATACGCTAGATATAGGCTTGAGATACGCTAGATATAAGCTTGAGATACGCTAGATATAGGCTTGAGATACGCTAGATATAGGCTTGAGATACGCTAGATATAGGCTTGAGATACGCTAGATATAGGCTTGAGATACGCTAGATATAAGCTTGAGATACGCTAGATATAGGCTTGAGATACGCTAGATATAGGCTTGAGATACGCTAGATATAGGCTTGAGATACGCTAGATATAGGCTTGAGATACGCTAGATATAGGCTTGAGATACGCTAGAGATAGGCTTGAGATACGCTAGATATAGGCTTGAGATACGCTAGATATAAGCTTGAGATACGCTAGATATAGGATGGCAAATAGAAATGCATTATTGACTAATACGGATGCACTTTGTGAAGATGCATTAAGTACCGATGAACTACTATCAATTATGTCAGCATTAGACGATAATACTAACTTTAACGGCATAACATCTCTTGAAGAAATTAGAAATTCACTAGAATTAGAATCTAGTATTGCACACTATAACCAAATGTATAATACATCATCAGCGAATGCTAGTAATTCGACACATGATGTACTAAATATTATCGCACAAAATACAAGTAATTTATCAAGGCTAGTAAATAATATTAATACTAACAACAGTAGTATGGGAAATACCACCAACAATCATACATCAACAAATAATAGCCTAGATAATAACAATACATCTGCAATGACATACATGGATTACAATGCCAATAATGTTAATAATACGGATAATTCTGTAAATACTGCTAATATTGACTTAGATAGAGATATGGTATATTTACAACATATAAGTGATACTATTAATGATAATATTGTAAATAATAATACAAATACTGACCATGATCCAAGCATATATAATAATAGAATTAGGGGATCTGAGTATTGGGATCGTGTAGATGATCCAGGTATTTTATTAATTGAAGATACCGGATTTAGTAGTGATTTTGAGTTTGAAGATGTTATCGTTGGTCTATCAGGTCCTATGTCACAATATGGTAAACTTAATAATATACTTACGACAAATAGTAACTCTAGTACAAGCGATGTCATTATTTGTCGTATATGTTGTCCTATGTCTCCGGGTGAAGATATTGATGAAATAAAGGCAGAGAAATGGTATACATTATTGTGTGGGCATAATATATGTGATGGTTGTTCGGATCATTGGTTTTCAAAAAGCAAAAAATGTCCGTTTTGTAGATGCGATTTACAAGATATGTTTGAAGCTAATAAATATTAGTTGTCACATATCTACATATCTACATATCTATATAATTCAAAAAAAAATAGGTTACTATAATAAACTTTATTATATATTAAATAAACATACAACAATACAACAATACAACAATACAACAATATAACAATACAACAATATAACAATACAACAATACAACAATACAACATAACTATAATTATATATAATATATAATATAATATAATTATAATTAATTAAATATACTAAAACCTAACATAATCCAATCTAATCCAATCCAACTATATTAGAATAGAAAATGACTTCTTTAGAACCCGTAACTAATGAGTCCGCATATATTAACAAGATAGATTCCCGTGAATTTTATATGAATGGTATTTTTTCACGTGATGTAGTGTATCACATTTTTACAAAATATCCCCCTAGATCAAATCGTGATTCTTTAACCAAAGCCTTGACAACTGATAAGGCGGTACGTGCCATTATTCATGCTGGGTTGCGTTATAACCATATGTCAGTTCAGGATAATAGCTTATTCATGCTAATTGCATTAAAGGCCGTTACATTGGAGGATCTGACTATTAGTACTAGTTATCTAGTTACAAAAGTAAAACATGAAAATACAAAATCAAATGATCTAGATGTCTCAGAACAAATAGTATCACAAGTTAATACTAAACTACCTGCTGATTTACGCGAGCGGATGACACCAGTACATAGGGTTGCAATAATGAACTATGTTAATAATCGTGTTATGAAACCTAGATTAGGTGAGGCATATACTAATATTGTAAATGATACTTCATTTGAAGCAATAATTTTACAAGATACAAACTTCCAAGAGCAACTAGGAATTATGCCATCAAATATACAAAGACCTATAGTATTAATTATACGAGATGCTATACAAAAAAAAGTTGTTAACGAAGGAGCTATACATGCACTTATATTTGAACTTAAAAAAATGACGCCTACTAACGTAGAACCTACTAACGGACCAGCTATGCTAGAAGATATAAAAAACGCTATACAAGCAGCTATTGACAAAGCAGCTATTCTACCAGAAGGTAATAATGAAAACAATACACAAGCAGCAAATGAAATACTAACTGAAATATTAAAAATTATAATAGCAGCTATAATAGAAGCAGAAGAAGCAGAAGCAGCAGCTAGAAAAAAAGCAGAAGCAGCAGCTAGAAAAAAAGCAGCAGAAGAAGCAGAAGCATCAGCTAGAAAAAAAGCAGTAGAAGCAGAAGATCTACCAGAAGCAGGTAATAATGCAGAAGCAGGTAATACAGGATCTACTAATCAAGGTAGCAGAAATAGCATGGTTGCAGGATCTAGAGAAGCGGTCGCAGAGGCAAGTGATAGAAATAATGTTATACATGCTACATATGTGGATAATGAACCGGTATTACATATGGATGTCCGTACGAAACGTTTATATTATTATGATGAAAATGCGCATGCTCTAGTTCCTATTGATAAAATATTAAGTGCACATGGCGTTACTGAAGAAGAATTAGAAAAGTATCTTAAAAATCATAATTTGACTAATGCTGAAATTAAAGCTATCTTAAATGGTACCTTATCCATAAATAATGATGATAAAAAAGATGATAAAAAAGACGATAAAGAAGACGATAAAGAAGACGATAAAGTTATTGTTGAAGAAGAAAGTTATGAACAACCTAATACAATAGGAATTATATTAGGTATTACATTTGGTGTTGTAGCATTTATAATTGCAATAGTCCTAATGTTATATTTAATGAAAGAACCTACAACCTACTAAATGCATCATATAGGTATATGTATAGGTATATAGGTATATAGGTATATAGGTATATAGGTATATAGGTATATAGGTATATAGGTATATAGGTATTATTTTAAATCCATAATGGTTCCCCTATATGTAAATTTTGTAACAATTCATATAATTGGTGCGTTACCTTATGTTTTGCACAATATCCACCAATTACTTTATCATTTTTAATTATACTATATATAGACTCAATATCATCATATTTAAATGGTTCAGTTTCATATATTATTTTTATTTTTTCATTATTTTTAGTTTCTACAATTTGTATTGGTTCAGTTTCTACAATTTGTATTGGTTCAGTTTCTACAATTTGTATTGGTTCAGTTTCTACAATTTGTATTGGTTCAGTTTCTATATTAGGTGAAGGAATCGGGATATGAATAGGATTATTGGTGATATATTCAATATCATCTTTAGATAATTTGACTATATTTGATTTAGATGATTTAATTCGTATATCTTGTAATTTATCACCGTTTAATATATAATTAATATGTATTGGGCATATAGGTGTTGTGCTATATTTATATGATTTATATTGACATGGATTACCAATAATAAAACTAGCTGCACTTATATATGTTTTGTGTGGATATCCAAAATCACATATTTTGCTCCAATCTTGTATTTTTTTGCGATATTTACCGACTCTAATAATACATTGGTCAGATGTTAGTTTTGTTGACATATTGTTATGAGTGTGTATATGCTAGCTATATATAATGCTAGATATGTAACGCTAGATATGTAACGCTAGATATGTAATTATGTGTATATAGTTATATACGTATGTAATATATTTATTATGCTAGATGTATAATTATGTATATATGTAAAAAGCTAGATATGGTATGTATGGTATTAGATATGTGTTAAAACAATTTTATGTAAAATATAGAGTTTAACACAGCTAGTATTATATATATATATAATTGAGTAATAATATCTAAAGTTATATATACCTATACCTATACTTATATTTATACATATACATACGCGAACAAATACATACGCGAACAAATACATACGCATACGTATACGTACACCTATAAATATGTTAGAACGGGAGGTAATGTTGGGTGGCGATAGGACAGCATTAGAAATGTTAAACGATCTTATATTTGATAAAGTTGACAATGATAGTAGTAAAGATGGCAATAGTAACAAAGATGGCAATAGTAATGGTGATATGGAAGCTAAAGATGAAATACAAGTACCACAAAATATCATAAAATACAAAAATCTAGATGAAGTAAAAAAAGATACTGAAAACAATACTAAATTAGGTGAACATAAAGAATATGTAGTATCAGAAGAAGATATATGTAAATTGCAAAAACAAATTACCGTGAATGATGAAGAAGCAAGGGCATTATTACTAAAAAATAATGGTGATCAGGTGGCATCTATTTTGGCATTTTATGATGTTGAATATAAGCCAGAACATAATACAGGGATTGCTACACACCATTATGTTAATAAAGATGATATAAATAAAGGCCAAGTTAATGTTAGTGATGACGTTGCAAATGTACAATGTGATAATTTAACAAATATAGTGGATGGATATAAGAATGAGCCAAGTAATAATTATCAAATTGCGATATTTTCGTATAATTCGGATAGTTTTACCCCGCATAAAAAATGCCGGAATATATATGATTTAGTAAAAACGGTTATTGTTCCATCTATTGTGGAGGGATCTATTAAAAATAAGGAAACATTGTTGAAAGATTGTAAATTATCACCAGTTGAATATAACAATATTTTGGGTCTAGATAATGATAGCGCAAATGCACTACAATGTTTACGGCTTAATACTGAGGCCTCGGGCAATATATTTAAGAATTGGGGCATGCATGAATGTGGTATGATATTTTGGAAATCACAGGTTGTGGAGTCTTCATATATTGTAGACAATAATTGTTTTTGTATTCTGAATAAGCATGCAACTAGGCTAGCTAGACTATTGGGATATATAACATCCACACAATCTATTATTGGTAATTGTGCAGTTATTAGTAATATATGGCTAAATCCCAAAGACTGATTTTATGTATATTTTATGTATATTTTGGAAACATTTTGGATTGAGTTGAGTTGGGTTAATATTTATTTTTGGCGGCTAGATCAACTAGATAATTGCCTTCCCATAATAGTTTATTAATAGTGGATGCATTAGCAGGTGGGGTGGGTAGGTGGCTATTTTGATGTAGGAATGTGACATTGACATATGGTTTTAGGATGGTTAGGAGATTATTTATTTTTTCTAAAATTTCGCGATTTTTAACAGGTTTACCAACGGCAGTGGTCCATCCATTTTTTTGCCATTGTTTAATCCACTTAGATACGGCATTTATACAATATTGGCTATCACTTACTATTGTTAAATTTTTACCATATTGTATTTGTCGGTTATTGTCTTTTGTTCCAAAATAATTTTTAAAAATATATGCTAGATGTAATGCACTTACTATTGCTAACATTTCACATTGGTTATTAGTTGTGCCCTCTGGCATTACTCTAGATATACATATTGGTGGTCGTAAAGTATCCGTGGTTGTGTTTCCATTAGATATACATATACCATATCCGACATGAGACCCAGCCATTAAGGACCCATCAGTGAATAAATAATATTGACCCATATGATAATTCCAGTTACTAATATGAATTTCCGATGTTGGTTGTGATTCAATTAAATCCTGTGCTATTTGTGGATCTAGATATGATGTGTATTTTTTGTCGGGTTTTTTGTCGGGTTTTTTGTCGTTATCTATAGCTAGATAGCTACTAGTTATATCTTTGTCTAATAATAATTGTGTTCCAGTTTTAAAGGCATTTGTCAATTTTTTACACATTAATTGTTGATATTTACGTTCATTGCCAACTGTTTCAGTAGTTACATTTCGTTTGTCCATAAATTCTCGTGCTTCTTCTTGTGTTTTAAATTTTTTATATACGGCACCTTTAAATCCTTGTATTTGTTCTTTGGCACCTTTTTCCCAACAAGGATATATACCCGGTTGCTTTCCGATCTTTACAGCATAATAGGCGTTGGGGTCTATTTTTGTTTTCGGCATAATAATTCGCTTATTAGTTATATATTATAACCTATAGTATCTTTAAAGGTACGTATATATATATATATTATTAAAGTTATTATAGTAGTATTATTGTGGTTTTAGTATAAATATATATATTAATTTGTATATAGTAAGTTATACATTAAGCTAAAACATTAAGCTAAAACATATAATAGCAATAATATAAACAATTTTGCTTAATTTATAATAGATATACGCTAGATATACACTAGATATACACTAGATATACACTAGATTTAGTATTTAGCTATCTAGCGGTATAGCTAAATATGCTATTACAACAAAATGATGGTAGATCATCTACAACATCGCAAGGTCAAGCTGATTCGAGAAAAGTAATACGAATGAATCTAGATGATGTTATGGCTGGGAATACTAGTAATGCTACAGGTGCCAAATCTATTACGGATAATGAAATAGATAACTTGTTATCTAGACTTGGTAGATCTAGTAGCCGTAATAGTAAGGATAATAAGCGTACACGTAGTAATAGTGCAACACCAATCTCACCGCAAGTATATAATAATTCAGGTAATAATTCAGGTAATAATTCAGGTAATAATTTGGGAAAAAATATGGGTAGCATGGGTAATATTCCAAGTGAATTTGAAATAGGCGCGGATGATTTAAATGCAATTAAATATAAAAATAGGAGGGCTAAATCGGCACCACCTATACCAGAAGAAATCCAAAATAAAATGAATACATTTGATATGCTAGATAATATTTTTATAAATACCCCACAAAAACCACCGTCACCAAAATCAACATATCAATCACCAACATACCCAATCCATAACATATCCCAACAATCATATCAACCATCATCATATAGTAGAGAACCACCATCATATAACACGGCATTAAATATGCCAATATTAGACCCACAAAGGCAACATATGCAAACTAGCAACAATAACAATAGCAATAACAATAGTAATAACAAAAACAATGAAAAGATTGCCGATATACAGAATAGGATTAATAAAGTAAGGGAGCAAATAAATAAGATTAATGGCAAAATTAAACGGAAAGGTCGGGCAAATGTTGATAAGAAATATCTAGATGCTTTGGAAGATTATGAACGTAAGGAATGTAAATATGGTAAAATGTTAGAAAATATAACAAATCCTAATTATGTTCCAAATTCATCGCAACAATCACACACTATCAATAGCCACAATCCCACTATTAATAAAAATAGCCACAACCCTATGATTGATAACAACAATCATAAACATATAACAAGCAATACCAATAATAGTAATAATAACAATAGTCATAATAGACAAATTCTGAGTATTGACATGATGGGTGATTTAGATACTGAATTGAATACCGCTACTAATAGGCTAGCTAGTGATTTAGCCCAAAAGCCACGGCCCAAATCTATTCTTAAAACTTCAAAACATAATTATGGTAATAATTATAACAATAATAATGGTAGGGGTAGTAATAACAAGGATTATATGACAAATATTAAGGATGGGAGGTCTTATAGCATCCCCAGTATGGATCTAGATAAGAAAAAGGAGCAACAGACATCAATATATAGTATGAATAACGCGATTAACGAGTTAAAAAAAAGACGTAAATTTATGTTAGAAAAACAGCAGACGATGCAAAAAGAGTATGAGAATAGAAAGCAACAGATAAGCAAAATTAAAAACAAACAGGATGAGGTTAAAAGGTTAAAAGATTTGGAGAAAGAAAGACGGCGAATATATGATATGGAGCGCAAAATGAAGCAGTTAGAGAGATACCAGTATTTACAGACCCAAAAATTGAAGGAAGAATTATTCCAAGTAAATTACGTAGATAGTAAGGCTAGCACTAATGTAGCAAAAAAAGCAAAACGCGATCATGCTATTGATGAAACAAACAAAAAGACAGCATTAGATATAGCTAGATTAAATAAATCACGTTCTGGTAGTGTGGCACCTGAATTGCCATTAGGTTCACCACCTAGTAAGAATTCAGACGGTTCAGTTGTTTATCCAGAAGGTTATATATCATGGTTTATAAAGGAATTAGGTAAATATAAAATTGGTGAACAAGTAGTATTTAAACATAATACCAATGTCAATACTGGTGCCAATGCTGATGCTGATAACAATAATATTAGTAATACTAACAATAACAATAGCAATACTAATATGCGGAATGATATGAAAACTATGGACACAAGTGTTGAGCATAATGATAATGCTAATGCTAATGCTAATGCTAATAAAGGTAATTTATTAAAATTTAAATATTATACAATTATTCCAAAGGATTTATTACAAGTGGACAGTAGTGAGTGCATGAGTGATATGGATGAATATGGTGATATAGATAAGATAAAATGGATATGTTGGTTAAATGTTGAGGATAATATATTGAGTATATTTAATTTTTGCAAACTAGGTAAACTAGGCAAAGTAGACAATTATAATGATATACAGCCTATAAGTTGGCGTGTGGATTTGGGTGATTATTTAGATATAAAAGATTTGAGTAAGTTAGATGACTTAGGATTGAATGAAGAAAAAATAAGAATGTTATGTTTATTATGTCATGATTGTCATGTATTAGGAGGGAGAATAGGTAGGCGTGAATTAGTGCAGAGTAGTAGGGGAATAGATAGTGCATTTACAATAGCCAGCCCAATGCCAACAACAGTATAATTAAAAATGTAAAAATAACCTAATATATTAAACATTAAACATTAAACATTAAACATTAAACATTAAACATTAAACATACATATTTATTATATATAATAAAATAACAAAACAAAATTACAAAAATAAAATAACAAAACAAAATTACAAAAATAAAATAACAAAAAATAGAATAACAAAAAAATAGAATAACTATCAACATCTATATATAAATAACAATCATGGTAACTAGATCTAGAACATTAAAACGCAAAAAGAATAAAAAAAACACAACACAAATAAAAAAAATAATAGTTGATCCTATAATGACAAATAATGAAATAGAAGCCAAAGAGGGTCATTTTTTTGATGCTAGCGACTACAAAGGTGGTATATACAAAGGTAATATAGATTGCTATATTCGCGACCCGGATAGTAAAAAATTGCGACCATTATTCAAATTACGTACTAATCAGATACCGAAAGAAAATAATAAATATGTTTGGAACGCACTTAGTAAATTCGCAATGAAATGGAATGATAACCGAGGAGCAGCAGCAGGGATTATAAGTAGTCAGCAATTACCAGCCCATGCTAGAAATATAGTACGTCGGGATAAGTTCCGTGTCTTATATAAGGATGCAGCCGGCCACACAAAAAAAGGCCATATAAGTAACAGAGTAAGGAGCAATATTATAGGTTTTTATGATATGCCTGACCGTAACCGTTTAGTTAAATCAGGAAGTGCCCCAAAGTGCCGACCAACAGCATGGGTTAGGGATCACCCAGAACAGTGGGAAAAGGGGGTTATACCAATTGTTAAATCGGCTGATATGAGTTTTAAGAATATATTACCAAAGCGACATGGCATCCAATTATCTAGGGCAAGAAAGACGCCAGATTTTCAAATAGGAGATACTGCATATAGTACGGTGACAGTAAATTATAATTATAGATCAGCATGTCATAGGGATGCGGGTGATTTAGAGGAAGGATTTGGTAATTTGATAGTTATAGACCGACACCAAGTAGATAGCAAAGATAGCAAAGATAGCAAAGATAGCAAAGATAACAAAGATAGCAAAGATAACAAAGATAACATATATCCATATAGCGGTGGGTATTTAGGATTTCCGCAATATGGAGTGGCAATAGATGTGAAACAGGGTGATTATTTAGCAATGGATGTACATGAGTGGCATTGTAACACACCAATTATATGTGGTTGTCCAAATGGTAAAAAGTGCCCAAAAGAGGAGATGGATAGGCATTGTGGGAGGATGTCACTAGTATTTTATTTGAGAAAGGGTATGTTGAAATGCGCAGATTAAATTATATTGTTCGCTCTAGTATGTCTAGACTCTTAAACCAACCTTTAATACCCTCATATAACGTTGATACACTTACCAACAATATCATATTAGATACCGTATTAACGCCAAAATCTAAAGATCAACTACTATTATATATAACTAGTCAAGAAGAGATAGTTGAACTTTCCCTTACATATGGTGAGTTACTTTGGGCAGTATGGCAAACTATTTATAACCTGGGTGAGTTTGACGAAGAAACCCAAATACAAATAAAACAGATTCTTAATCAGGAGCTAGAGGATAGTGATTGTAAGTGTTTACTGGCCGGATGACACGTTTAGTAAATGTGTTAAATGGGTTTAGTCCGTTGGTAGAAGTCAAGATACTGGATGGGGTGCAAATAGGTAATATTGTAGCTATTATAAAACAATGGTTGGAGGATAGTGGAGCTAACGGGTATAAAGATGGGTACAATGAAGGATTTAAAGATGGGTATAATGATGGCTATACCGTGGAAAAACATAGGGAAGAGTTTAAGAAGGAGATGCTAGATAAAGATGAATCGATGGAGTTAATAAATGAGTGGCTAGAGTATATAGAATAAGTGGATATTTATTCATCATACTAAATATATGGTAACTATATCATAAATATACAATAATGGTAAATTAATACTTAAAAGTGTTTTTTCTTTAAATATACATATGTATATATTGTGATAACTATTATCAAAAGACATACATTACAAACATACACATTACAAACATACATATACAAATATACACATTACAAATATACATATACAAATATACATATACAAATATACATATACAAATATACATATACAAATACATATACAAATGGAAGAACAAATGGAAGAACAAATGGAAGAACAAATGAATGAACAAGAGACAGAACAGATATGTATTGATGATGGTAATACGAATGTTATTATTGAATATACATGTGATGAAAATATGTATAATGAGGAACTGGTATGTATTAAAGACATAGATTATAGTAGAGTTTCATATATAAGGGCATGTGAACTAAATATAAGTAGTTTTGCGTGGCTACAGGCGTCTACTACGTTAACAGATTTAAAAATATTTGATAATAATATAACTTCATTAGATGGAATACAAGGATGTATAAATTTAATAATCTTAGATATATCGGGTAATAAAATAAGTTCTCTATGTGAATTAGCAGAACTTACTAAATTAATACATATAGATGCATATAATAATGAAATAACATCTTTGAATGGACTAAATAATATGGTAAATTTAAAATATTTTAGTATTTCATCCAATAAAATAACGTCATTAACCGAAATACAAAACTGTACAGTGCTAAACGAATTATATGCGTCTGAAAATCAGATTCAAACGATAGAGGGTATAAATAGATGCACGGGGTTGGAAATATTAGATGTGAGCAACAACAATATAAGATCTATAAATATTACAAATGGCTTGAAAGAATGTATAAATTTAAGGGAACTAGACATATATAGTTGTAATTTATATTCACTAGATGGTTTACAAGATTGTATAAATTTAGAACATTTAACGTGTAATTCTAATAATATAACTTCATTAGATGGTTTGGAAAATTGTCCGGCTTTGAATATATTATATTGTCGAAATAATAATATTGATTCTTTGAATGGAATACAAGGGTGTATAAATTTAAATATTTTGTATGTTGGGTTTAATATGTTAACATCACTAGATGGGTTGGAAAATAATATTAATTTAAGATCACTAGATATATCACATAATATCGGTATTACAACACTACCTAATTTTATAATTGAGTTTGTGCAAATGTATAGTTTTATATATAATGGGTTAGAGCTAGAATTGGAACCTAGAATGCGAAGGTGGTTGAATCGTATTCAATTACCTACAACACAGTATGCCAATGGACTATTATACAATAATAACCAAAATGTGCATGATAGTAGCATACAAGAAACTGTAAGAGATAGCATGCGTCGCTTGCTTAATCAAAAACATATTCCAAAGTTATCAAATGCGACATGTCTAGAGACACTTAGTAATCAAATTATATTGGATCAAACTTTAACACCAAAATCCAAGGATCAATTACTATCGTACATATCTACAACTTCAACATCTAGCAATGAAGAGCTAGTTGAACTATCATTGACATATGGTGAGCTATTTTGGGTAGTATGGCAAACAATTCATAGTCCATATGTTGAAGGTGAAAATACATTTGATGAAGAAACACAAATACAAATAAAACAGATTCTTAATCAGGAGCTAGAAGATAGTGATTGTAAGTGCTTTACTGGTCGTATGTCACGTTTAGTTAACGTATTAAACGGGTTTAGTCCGTTAGTGGAAGTCAAGATATTGGAAAGTACGCAAATCGCGAACATATTAACAATAATCAGAAATAGACTAAATGAGAGCGATGAGGGATACACCGTGGAAAAACATAAGGAAGAGTTTAAGAAGGAGATGTTAGATAGGGGTGAATCGATGGCGTTAATAAACGAATGGTGTGAATATATTGAATAAGTTTGTTGTATAGAATGATATAAATATATGCTAATAATTATGTAATAATATTTATGTTTGGATAAAATTGTTTTTTGTTATATATATATATATATATATATATATACAAGTATGTATTATAATATAAATTACTCCTAAATAATTTGACAATAAGATAATCGGATAATTTGACAATCATATAATAAGATAATAATACAATATATGGGTAATATTCATTATAAATTGGAAGATAATATTAAAATAAATGTTAAATATAATAATATTAAAGATAAAGATAAAGTTTTAATAAAAGACATAAATTGGAATGAAATAATATATATAGAATGTAGATATTGTAGTTTATCAGACTTAGAATGGATTAAATATGCGCCAAAACTTATGGATTTATATTGTAATAATAATAAGATAAAATCCCTAGATGGTCTACAAAATTGCATACAATTAGAATATATATATTGTTTGCATACTAAATTAACTTCACTAAATGGTCTACAAAATTGCACACAATTAAAAGAAATATATTGTTGTGGTACTGAATTAACATCGTTTGATGGTTTACAAAAATGTACGCAATTACAAATAATAGAATATAGTTATAATAAATTAACTTCATTATATGGTTTAGAAAATTGTATATCATTAAAAAAACTTACTATATCGGGTGCTAAATTAACATCGTTGAATAAACCATATAATAGTATAACATCGTTGGATGGTTTACAAAATTGTGTACAATTACAAGTAATCGCATGCGATAGTAATTATTTAACCTCATTACATGGTTTAGAAAATTGTACATTATTAGAGGAGCTAAATATATCATATAATAGTATAACAACTTTGCCTAACTTTTTAATTGGCTTTAGAAATTTAGAAAACATATTATATGATGGATTAGGGCTAGAACTAGATGCTAGACAACTACGTTGGTTGAATCGGATTCAGAATAGACAATGTAATACTAACAGTATTCAAGTTTATGGTAATTCCCAAAATGTTCATGATAGCAGCATACAAGACACCGTCCGATCTAGTATGTCTAGACTCTTAAACCAACCTATGCTATCTACTTACAACATTGATACACTTACCAACAATATTGTATTAGATACAGTATTAACACCAAAATCCAAAGATCAACTACTATCATATATATCAACATCAACATCAACATCAACATCAACATCAACATCAACATCTATCCAAGAAGAGCTAGTTGAACTATCATTAACATATGGTGAGTTATTATGGGCTGTATGGCAAACTATTCATAAACTTGGTGAGTTTGACGAAGAAACACAAATACAAATAAAACAGATTCTTAATCAGGAGCTAGAAGATAGTGATTGTAAGTGCTTTACTGGTAGAATGACACGCCTAGTTAACTGCTTAAATGGATTTAGTCCGTTAGTAGAAGTAAAGATATTTGATGGTGTACAAATCGGCAATATAGTAGCTATTATAAAACAAAGACTAGTAGAAAATGAAAGGGATGGGTATAAAGAAGGGTATACTGTGGAAAAACATAGGGAAGAGTTTAGTAAAGAGATGCTAAATAGAGGTGAATCAATGGAGTTAATAAATGAGTGGATTGCATATATAGAATAAATAGATCATAAATCATAAATCATAAATCATAAATCATAAATCATAAATCATAAATCATAAATCATAAATCATAAATCATAAATCATAAATCATAAATCATAAATTATATTAATTATATAAATATGTATAGCAAATTATATTTTACGTATCTAGATCTAGTTAGCAACTTTTATATTTTTATACATATATATCTAAGCAATTTGCAATAGTTATATATTTCTTAAATAACATATTATACCTAAAAATACCCATTTGTAAATTTACATAACGTTATTGTTGAATAATTAAGGAATTCAGTAAATTGCATATAAATATCTTATTTTTTAGTACCGAAGCATTAACATAGATTGTAGAACAATAATTACCATAAATAAGATAGGCAAAGATATCGGTAATGGGGGGTCCGGGGTTAGGTGGATGGGGGTCGGTTAGGCAGCTGGTTGAAGTTGAAAGGTGGTGATTGGTCCAGCTTGCCTAGAATTAGCTATTAAAGACCAATTTAAATATATGCCATCTAGATTAATGCCACCTGGGCGTAAGTTACCAAAATATGACGTATTGGATATTGAATTGTTATTGTTATTATTGTTATTATTGTTATTATTGTCATTTTTTATCCATTTATTTTTTCCCAATGGCAACTTACCACTAAGACCCAATATATTACTTGGTCTAGCAACACTTTCTAATGCCACGTTAACATGTTTAGTAGTATTGGTATTGGTAGTAGTATTAGCAGTAGTATTAGGATTATGGCTTGTTTGTGATATATCTAATGGTTTAATACGTTTTGTCATAGCATCTATTTCCCGTATTGTCCATTGTGTTGATTTGGGATTGGTTGCCGCATCATCACGTGTAACAAACCTAATCATATTACCAGTTTTATTCACACCAATTAAATATTCATTATTATCCTGTTTAATAACATGTTGAATAGTGGGATATACAGTTATAAGGTTATATAACTCAGGTTCCGGACCACCATAATGCTCAAACCTCATTGTACGGCCACTAGATTTATGTAATAATTGACCTTCGGGGACTATTCCTAAAAATGCAAATACACTATATTTACTATCTCTGACCGGATCACCATACCATGCTAATCCCAAATTATCAGTATCTTCTTTCGGTCGCAATGATCTAGGTGGTTCAGTTATAGATGTAGGTGTTAATGATAATAATTCTAATTGATTCCTAGACAATCCCATTTCTAAGACCCAATTATGTAAAACATATCCATCTACTTGCGCAATTGTATTTTTACTATCGATAAGCTCAGCAATCAACATACCCCCTAGTACCGATTCAACGCTATCAACATTGGTTTTATCTAGTGGTTGTACTGATAATATACTAATATGTGATTTAGCCGATGCGCCATATTGTAATAAATATTGCATACGTCTTCTTTTTGATAGTCTAGGAATAGGCGGGGGCATATAATGCCATATATTATCTATATATGTAGTGGATGTTGTGGATGTAATTTTTTTAATGAATATAGTAGGTATAGCAACTGGACCTTCCCATCTATCTTGGTTTATCGGTATATTTGTTGTTACATGCAATCCTAGTTGTCTTTTGGTTATGGTTATATTTGCATTATTAGAACTAAACCAATTATTAGATAACATAGTATATCCTGGCATACTAGTATCTATTTTATAAAATACGCCACCATTTGTGTTCCTAGTTGTATCTTCCCATATAGGTCCTTTTACCACATCAGGTATTATTATATCACCGGACACTAACAAAATATACTTGGTAACTGCTGATTTCATATCTGGGTTTGTTTCTAACATAACACAACTTAAAGGGTAATACTTCTCATTAGTATCCGGATCACGCCATGTTTTAGGTATATATATTGCGGGTCTTCTTATGGAACCATTAATACCGGGTACCACCTTATTTAGCTTATTTATATTTTTTAATAGTGTAGCGTCAGGATATCCTTTACTTGTCCATAGGGGTTCTGGTTGTAATGCGGATATATCAATATCACTATAGGAAACCATATGAAATTTGAGAGGTGCCCCGGGATGTCTACCACCTAATTTTATTTTTGATTGCCATGAGTCATATGGTTTAATGGTGATAACTGGTGGTTGTATAACTACATTATGTCCCCAATTCCACACATCACTTTTAGATATTTCATCTATAATATATTTATCTATTGTTGGGCTAGGTGTTGTGGTTGGATGTGTATATAGTGTGACAACTTCTGAAATATTATCTTTTCCAACTGCATCAACAATACCAAGTGTCCATTTTGCCCATAATCCCGATATATATTCTGCTATTTCATTTGTTGTTTTAATACCGGAATCCATAAGTGCGTACATTTGTGGTGAATCTATTTGTCTATGAAATCGCATGTCTAGATATCTATTTATTAACTTCAATGTGGACTCATCATATACTTGACTGTGATTTTTAATAATCTTGAGCGATAGTAATGTATCAGCTATTTTTAATAAAGTAGCTCTTTTAATGGCAATTATAAATTGTTCCATAAAACATTCACCATGTTGGCCTATATTACCAGTGTCTCCCCGATAACCTCTAGCGCCGACTGGACCACGCTTGTGTTGTAATATTTGCCATACTTTTCCTAAAAATAAAACATTTGCTAGGCTTAAACCAAATATAGTATATGCTGCCCAAAATAAGTAATATTGCATTGAATCTAGGGGTAGATTAGCTGCTAGATTTAAGCCAATATAAAAATATATAGCTGCTCCGACTAGCGCTAATAATATATATATAATTAGCATTTTATAATATGTCTACTTGTCTACTTATATTGCTAGATTATGTATATAGATTATATTGCTACGATGTTGTATATTGTATAAGTATTGTAATATAAACTAAATTATATTGTATATGTGTTTTAATATAATTAACTAAATTATATAAGTTATTCTAGCTTTAGTTTTTATAATTATAATTTAAAACCAAAAATAAAATAAAATAAAATAAAATATAGATAGCGCGTATATAGCTAGGTGTATGTAGCTAGTGTATATAGCGCGTATATAGCTAGGTGTATGTAGCTAGCAGATAATAGTTATTAATTACTAATATGAAATTTATATATATTACCAATTGTTTTGTTATCAACCAATTGTATTTTATCACCGGATCCTATAATATATTTACCATTATGTGCCATTAATCTAAACTCTCTATTACCCACATCCGACCATTCTAACTTAAATCGTTGTTCTTTCATATATGGATCACACATATTCCAGTTTGTCATACGCCCATTTATTTGTAAACATTTATCGGTTTGTACTGGATGTTTAAGCATAAATGTCATAGATGGTACAGGTGTTTTAGGTATATTTTTTGTGCTACCACTATATTTTTGATTAATAGTAGTATTGGTAGCAGCCATACTAGCTTCTATAATATATGTACCGCGTTGTCGTTTGGTAACATTATATAACTCACCACTAGATTCAGCATTTATAAATTCCAATACGCTAGATTTGGGCCTATTTGCATTCTCAGTATCCATATCTGATGTACTACCATCTTTAGTGAAAGGATCAGTTGGCACAGTACCATCCGTATCAGTTATATATTGCATAGTTGGTCTATATTTCTTATCTAATCCCCAATAATAAACACCATATTTTTTAAATTCATCCCATGGATTGTTACTACTTTGCCAATCAAATGCTTGTTCGGCACCAACCGTTTTAAAATAGCGTTGGCCACCTTCCTCATATAAGCGTTGTGTTATATCTAGCCATATACTTTTAATATAATCAATAAGTGCGGTTGGGCCTTTAAGTGGTGCTAGCTGTTGAAATTGTGGACTACCACATATACGGTTAATAGTATTACGGAGATATACATTATTAATATCACTAGCTTGAAAATTAGCATCACCACTAAGTTGGCGTATTTGTTGTGCCATTTGTTCAAGTACAGAATTGGAACAAATTTGGTTACGACAATTGGGATCACATTTACCGGATGGACCAGAAGTACCAGACTCACCACGGGGGCCACGAGTACCACGGGGACCACTTTTATGACGTGTTTGATAATAATAGTATCCGCTGAGGCCAACATTAGATAAAGTGGCGAGGGTTATAATGTACATTAACCAGAACATAAAATATAGTTCGGGTTCAACAATATCATTAGCTAGATTGATACCTACTACTATAGATATTAATATGCCTACAATAACGAAAAATATTGTGGTTGCTAGCATTATAATATATTGTGTATGTTTAGTGTATTGATATTATATGTTTAGTATATTATATGTTATATGTTTAGTATATTAAAAATATCTAGTGTTATGTTTTATTTTGAGACGTTATTATTTTAAAGAACGATAACGATAACGATAACGATAACGATAACTAGCATATTATTCTAGAGCACTTAAAGTACGGCTTAATTTGGATTCCATTTGTTTTTGTGTCATATTACGTTGTTCAGCCATGGCTTCTAACATTTTAATTTGGCTACTAATAGGTTCAATACGTCGTACTTCTTGTGCACCACCCATACAGCTATTTCGACTAGGTGTTTGCAAACATTCGGGTGTTGTATTAAAGCGGTTTGCAATTTCTTGATACATAGCGGGTGATATGGTAGTTATTTTACCATCCGCTGTACAGTTTTGGTTTATATCACAACTACCTTTTTTACCAATAGCGCCAGGATCGCCTTTAGGGCCTCTAGGACCAGGTACTCCGGGTTCATTACGTAACTTTATATAATAGTAGAAGGCAAGGTATACGTTAAGAAAGGCAAGAGTACCTAGAATTATAATAAGAAAATAATACATCTTAAAGGTTGTATTTTCAATAAACATGCTCAATACTAATAGAATGAGATATATAACCAGGATAATAAGGACTGTTGTAAAATTCATGTTTACGGTCTAGCTAGTGTAGTTAGTATATTTAAAGTTGTATAATATTTTAAGTAAGTGTATAGTATGTATAGTATGTATAGTATGTATAGTATATATAGTATGTATAGTATGTATAGTATATATTTTAGATTAGTATTTTAATTAATGATATGTTTTATTGTGTGTTGCTATTTTTTGGAAATATAATTATATCGAAATGTTATAAACTAAATATTGTAAAATAATTAAAAACAATAAATAAATTAAACAAACCATACCGTACGTATATATAGATCTAGATAGAGATATACATATATTTGAAGCGTAATTAGCATAACTTACATATATACTATGATATACTATGTTATGTTATATTTAATTAACTTAGCATATCCGGCATCTTAAGTTTTTGTAAAGGCATTATATTATTTTGCAAGTATGCAACTTTAACTATTTTCACTTAATAATCGCCCCGCATCTATAATATTATAGTTTCCCGGCTCTACTAACCTACTCCCACATACCCCATTTAAACACCTCCCCACCTTACAATTTCTACACATATCATGCCATCCATGTCGTGTGCTATTTCTAGCTACTATCCCTGGAGCATTTCTCCATATTGGTCTGGTTCCCACACGCCTATATTCATCTGATACCACCTTATTTATCGGGTCTTCCTCCAATTCTGTAAATGCCTCCATCTGTTTTTTTGTTGCAATATCCAATATTGATCCCGTGTATCTCTTGGCTGCTGGTCTATTTCCCTCTGGCCATTCCTGTATACAACTAAATGGGTGCCCTGGCTCATATGACAAACAATCACGCGCATTTGTTAACTCCCTAGTCATATCCGGATAACTATTTTGAATATCCAATTTATAATGGTCTAATTGGCTAGTATTTACTAACTTACTCTTATCTTCATCACGCCTGCTATCTGCATCTGTTCTCCAATTATAATAACTTAATGCCTTATATGGTGTGTTTACTGTACCTGCCAAATATTGTAACCTCTTGCTAGCCTCCTCTTCCGTTAAATTATCTAGTGGACCCATTACCGGATATTTTGTTGTCCCATATTTTGCAAATTTATCTTCCGGTAACCCATGTCTCTTAACATCTACTTGTAGCACCTTTATTGGATCGCTATTATTGTTATTCGATTTGTTCAATTTATCCATATTATCTATATTATCTATATTATTTAGTGTATTAACATCTACCTTATCTATATTGTTTAATGTATTAACTAGATTATTTGTGAATAATCTTAATGGCATTAAACAACGTACTATCATATACATTGTAACACATATTGCCGCAATTAACCATTCCAAACCTGGTTTTTTATATAACCCTAATACGCATGATATTGTCATACCTGTTAATATCCCAATTAATAATTGCATAAATTGTGCAAATATATCATCCATGCTTTAAATTTTATTTTGTCTAGTTATTACTTATATATTTTCTATTTTCTATTTTCTATTTTCTATCTTGTGCTTATTATGATATTTCTGTATTTCTGTGTGTATATATATTGCTATATTTCTGTATTTCTGTAATATTTATTATATTTATTATATTTATAGTATATACTTATAAAATTTATAAATTATCTACTGTCTTTACAGTTTATATATATTGTTATTCTAATTATTCTAGTTATGGTTTTTTGCTTTTGTCCGTTTTATATAACATATTTATATACTATTATTCCAAAATTGAATTTACTAATCATCAATATATATATACTGTAAATACACATATCTACACACATCTATACACATCAATACACATCAATACATATCTATATATATCTACACACATCAATAAAACATATTGTACTATATATTATATAATTACTACTTTTATACTTTTATACTTTTATACTTTTCATAATGTCCGGCAATACAACTAACCAATTTAAAGTATTTATACCTATTGATATAAATACCACTTCCTCTGAATCTACCTCAGAACTCTTGCATCATGGTCAACAATTTCAAGAAATATATGTTAGCCCTGAATATTATATAGACTATTCAACACCTACATCTGATGGTAAACGTCTAGTTACTATTAAGAAAAATAAACCAATCAATATTGACCTAAATAAGTATACACGTGATTCACTCGCCTCTAATTATTGTATTGATAGTGGGGTTGACCCTATTACATATCATACTAATATTATGAATACATTCTGTCGCACTGTAAACCTATTCCCCTCATATTGTGAATTGTTTTACTGTGAAGTTAATGGTACCGAATATTCACCAGATAATGGCCTCAAATTTTGGAAAATACAACGCTATATCTATCGATATCTGCACAAAATTTATTTAACAATATATCCCACTGATACGGATGATTCTATTGATAATGTTGTTGATAATGTTGTTGATGACACCACTAATGATGCTATTGATAATGTTGTTGATAATGTTGTTGATGATACCACATTTGTAGACTATTTAGCAAAAAGTTCACTATATGATACGGATGAAATCAGTCCGGGTCGCGATGATGAAATGGATTATATGAAAGATTTAAATATTAGCTTTGTTTCATTAGATGCTAGGACACGTATTCAAGAAATTCTATCGCATGTCACATGTCATAATATTCCATTTAAACTGAAACTTCGAGATGAAAAAGGACACGTATTTGTACTATTTAAAGAATAATAAACTGTAGATGTATGTATTGTATGTATATATCTAGATACCTTTATACCTATACATATCTAGCTAATTAATATGTATTATTTCATATTTATATTATTTCATATTTATATTATTTCATATTTATATTATTTCATATCTATATATTATTTCATATTTATATTATTTCATATTTTTATTTCATATTTTTATTTCATATTTTTATTTCATATTTTTATTTCATATTTTTATTTCATATTTTTATTTCATATTTGTTTTGCCTAAAATTGCATTTAGTAATATGTTAGCTAGATATGCACAACTAACTAACATATTACTAAATACATATATCAACATATCACATATAGCAAATAAAATATAAATTATTAGCTACATAACGCATATTATATAATTCGCAATTAATAATTTATAATTAGAACATACCATATATAATGGCTAATGTATCTCAAAAAAATACCAATAATCCGAGTAAAATATTAACATTAAGTACATTAATAACCATATTTAGTGTATTGGGCTTTATATATTTAACTCAATATATTGTAAATAATGCATATATGCCTATCCTAGTTAAATGTGGTGTAGAAGATTTAAAATTTGAACCCATTAGCCGTATACGTATACCTAGCCATGACAAAATTGTTAAATGTCGATTTGTTAATCTAGATAATACTTTATATGATCCTATGCATACTATTTGTACATTTGATAAATATAATACTTATATATATGCTCATGTACCATCAACATATTGGTCTAAAACACCCAGTACTGTAACCACAGAAATATTTAAATTACACTGTCAATATACTACCGATACTTATTGCCCAACATCTCATATTGCAAATCCTGCAACACATACTAGCCAACTTACCGTATATCCAACCGGCTACCATAATATTTCACATATCTATACTAGTCTTACAAATAATTATAATATTGATAATACTTATACTGATAATATTGGAAATTGGCCGCTAAGCAATAAACTTAGTGATAACGTATTTAAAATACTTAATATACGAAATGCAAAAACAATTGAAAATATAATACATGTTAGCTGTTTTAAGAACCCTGATATGTTGTTGTGGAGTGGATTAGTATTATCATTTACATTCATAGTGTCACTAAGTATTACTATGGCTTATATTTATTGCGTTAATACATATCAAACATTAGATGATATAATTATTGATCATAAATCCGTACATAATTACGATACTGACCACAAAGCTGATGTTATATCTGATGTTATATCTGATGTTATATCTGATGTTGGTGATGTTGGTGATGTTAGTGATATTGGTGATGTTGGTGATGATGTTTCCAATAAATCACATATAAATATTAAATGTTTTAACTCGAAAAATGGTATGGAAATAATACGTTTCAACGGTTTTGATCCATTGAAATTAAGTTAATATGTGTATATATATATATACTAGTTTGAATATATATAATAAACCAACAATTTATAATATTAAAATAAATAATATTAAAATAAACATCTAGATAATATAATACACATATTTCGTTATATTTGCTCTTTTTTGTTGTATTTTTATGGTTAGATATATAGATATGTATGTTGTTATTCTAGCATATCAAACTTTGCGAAAAATAAAATAAAATAAAATAAAATAAAAATAAGATGCTAGATCTAGATAACACATATATACATATATATTATAAATGCGCCATATCCCAACATACCAACAAACGTAAATGCGTGCAGCAGCAGAAAAGAAAAAATTTTAGGTATTTTTCCCAATTTTAAAATATCAGTTTAAACTGCCAAATCGGCCCTAATCGAATGGTTAAAAACGCTAAAGTTCGCCGCTTTTCGTCACGTTTATTATGGCATTTACACATTAGTTGCCTTTTTAAATCTGAAACTGCGTTTTTCTAGGATTTTACGTGTTTTGTATGGCAATTCATCACGTGTTTGCTAGGGCTTTTCTCGAATTCCGGTAAAATTATGCTACTATTTTCTATTTTCCGTCGTTTTTTGTAATCGTAGTCATTTGGTGTTAATAAATGAGTATAATAGCGGTGTGTTTTTGGGCACCCTACTACCCGAGGGGCAATGATATTTGCTGATTTTCCCATATTTTGCAAAATTAGGTTCTGTAAAATAAAATAAAAATAAAATAAAAATGTAAAAACATACATCTAGCTAACGCAACACACGTATTGTGTTATATTTGCTCTTTTTGTCGTGTTTTTATAGTTAGATATATAGATATGTATATTGCGCTTCTAGCATATCAAACTTGTTAAAATTAAAAACTAAAACTAAAATGTAAATATAACAAAATATATAAATATAAAAAAATATATAAATATAAAAAAATATATAAATATAAAAAAATATATAAATATAAAAAAATATATTATTATTATTATTAAGGAATTTTGAATATATATTATTCAGTACTTTCGTTATTTAATGGTTCCAAATACCATTTTTTATTTATAACATTATATTTTGTTATTGGCCCTTCCCTATAACTACGCAAATGTGATACATTTGTATTATTCTCTACAATTAAATTCCACCCCCTATCTGCCATATTATTATGTATTTCATCTAGTGTATACATACTATAGATATATTCAAGTAAAATGCTATATAAACGTTCTCCGTCCTGTACTGTATCTATGTGAATACATGTTGTTGCTTGTATTGTCTTTGATAATATCGATTCCACAAACCATCCTATTCTTAATTTCAAATATTCAGACTTATTAACCTTATATAATAAATGGTTATTCATCTTAATATTATTCCCAAATGCCATTACAACACTATATGTATTTATATTATCTGTTAAAATTAATACGCGGCGTCTACCTTCACTATCCATTTTGCTAATATTATTGTTAGAATATAAACTACCAATTTCTGCCAATAAGTCAAAATGGTTGTTTAGTATATTATTATATAAGTATTCAATTAATTTTTCCCTAATATTTTTAACCGTATGTATATTATTATATACATTTTTCATAATTCCATTCATTACACAAAATTACACAAAATTACACAAATTAAAATATAAATAATTCACACACAACGTAATTTATTACAATACTTATAACTGTCTAGCTTATTTTATATGCTATATAGCTCTTATCTATCTTATCTAATTAATTTATATTATATTTATCATATATATATATATATTTTGCATAATTCAATTTTACTAAATACACATAATAATATACTCATAATTTTTAGCATTTTAAAATTACTATATCTATACATTACTACTATCTATATTACTATTATCTATATTACTGCTTTCATTACTTTCACTATCGCTATCACTAGTCTCGCTGTCACTATCACTATATAGGGCTGGTCTTTTGCATAATGGATTTATATTTCTATTTCTCAACTCTATTTTTTTCATTTTTTCAATATTTTTAATTTGTTTCCTACTATTATACTCAACGTTATCTTTATTGCTATTATTGATATTAGTTTCGCGATTGTGATTATTATATTTATTATGGTCCATAATATTGTTATTAGGTTTGTTTTTTAATCTAGATCTAGCATCTAATAATACATCTAGAGATACTGTAAATTGACCATTCGCTGCACTACCTATTTTTTTCTTAATCTTATTTTTTCTCCTATCTTCATCATATTGTTCACGTTCTTCTTTCGTCATTGTTCTTAGCTTAACAGACTGAAGCATATTTGATGTAATTTTTAGTGGTTCCCCTATATTTGTATTGTTATTTACCTCTATATCAATACCATCCATCTGCATTTTTTGTTGTATTGCATTTAATGGAATACCCATTTTTTTCATTCTTCTATATTTATCATATTCTGGTCCATCAGGTATACCAGCCACCGAACCCAATTTTATTCCACTTCTAACCATAATATCTCCATTCATTAAAGATAACGGTATTGGTGGTGGTGGTGGTGGTGGTGGTGGTGGTGGTGGTGGTGGTGGTGGTGCTAGTGGTGGTGCTAGTGGTGGTGCTAGTGGTGGTGCTAGTGGTGGTGCTAGTGGTGGTGCTAGTGGTTGTGTTGATGATGGTGATGATGGTAGTATTTGAGAAGGCCAATTAACTTTATCAAAGTCAGTTTGATTTACAGATATTGGCTGAATAGAAGTATGACACGGCATACATTGCATACCATGTACAGATAAAGATAAACCCCATTCGGGAAAAACATGACGATTTATTATTTCTTCCTTTGATTCGCCATCTAGATTAAATATATGGTCTGGTTCTTTGCGTATCCATATTGTTTGAACTTCTATAATAAATACCGCATAACATGGCACTTTTATTTCTTTTGCTTTACGAAAATCTACACGATTAGTAGGCCTGCCGTTGGGATCAACCATTATAACATCCGTATTTCGCGGATCTAATCGCAATGACATTTTTTTGAATCCTGGTCTATATTCATCATCTTTTAGTACTGATAATACCCTGTTTTTTTTAATATTTAAATATGGTCTCTTTTTTAAACATTTATATGTCAATAGCTGTAACTTTTGTATCCATTCCATAAATACCTTTGTGTCTGGGTCATGTTCGTCATTGTATAAATATGCATCCAACATCCACCCCCCAATATTGTTATTGCTAGTACTGTTTGTACCTCCATAATTATTATATTTATTTGGTCTTGGTTCATATGGCACGAATAATGGGGGTGATTGAAATACTAGTTTAGTTCCCTTTAAATATAATTTAATATATGATTTATCTAGACTATATTTGTAAGTTCGGCCTAGTGACATATCATATCTTGCTTTACCATCTAAATCAATTTTTTTAAAATATTTATAACTATCATTAGTTGATTTTATATTATCCTTTCCATCTTCTACCTTATCTTTTTCTGACATATCCTATCTATTTAGTATACTTATTTATAGCTTATATCTATAATCTGTTATTAATCTAATCTTAAACTTATCTTAAACTTTGAATACTTTATTTTACTTTACTTTATATATATATTCAAATAATAATACATATCAATAAACTATAATACGATATAATACACTATATATAATATATACATATATTATAGCTTAATATGCTAAATGGTGGTTTAAATATTTGTAAGTTAAAAATAAATACTTTATAAAAAATAAATTTAATACTTTAAATCATACTATATTATTATAATTGACTGTGTATATCTAGTTCTAGTTCTAGTTCTAGCTCTAGTTCTAGCTATAGTTCTAGCTATATTATTACCAAACTTTACTTTATTACATACGTTGAGTGATAGTATCCGGTTTCTGAATAGTTTTATGTGCCTTAATAATGACATGATCAAAACTAACCCTTGTTGATTCAAATTTTACCAATGCATTAGTTTCTTCTTCTTCCGTTCGAAAATTAACAAATACAAAATCACGGTTTTTTCCTGTTTTACGATCACGTGGAATTGTAATACGCGTTGCCCTAGTAATTTCATGCTTCTCCAGTAACTCTCTAATATTAGTATGGTCATATTCTTCCAATGATTGGAAACCAAACAATCTAATACTATATTGTTGCCCATTTCCTGCATTATCAGACATATATGACATATTGGATCTTTCACTATCCATTCTGTGTCTGCGCCCAATATTACCCCGTGCTAGTGTATCTCTTAGCATACGACGGCGTTCAGCTGGATGAATGCTAATATCCACCATATTCATATTATATATATCGGTTTTGTTTTCACCTAGATTTTTATTAGTAGGTATAAGACTTCTGCTTTTTATATTTCGCATATGTGTTGGTACATATACCTCCGTATTAATATTATCACCAACACTAGCATTCACGTTGGTATTAGTATTAGTATTAGTATTCGCATTAGCATTAACCTCAATAATCGGCATATGTTTTGGTGGCCTATATACATCACCATTTATATCCGATCTTTTAAATCTGTTAATAATATCTGTATTACTATGTATGTTAGATAAGTTATTATAGTTACTATTACTTAAACTATTACCTGTACTACTACTATTACCGTTTATTTCATCTGAAACATTTAACATTTTTTTATCATGCGGCATTATAGAATCATATAGCTCCTTCTCACGCTTATTATACTGCTTAACACGTTCAATAAATAGCTTATCTTCATCAAATTCATGGCTTAAATTTATTGGTTCTGTTGGTTCTGGATTATTAAGATCTAACCTGCCATTTTTAATTTGATGTAATAAATATGATTTACTATACATGATTGCTTCACGTTCTTCACGTCTAGATACCTCTGATGAAGTATGTAATTGTCTAGCACTACCGAATTTATCTAGCGCGCGTCTCCTAGAAACCTCCGTATATATTTTACGAATTTTTTTGGTTACCATAATTTCCTGCCCACTATCTTTTCTTTTATAATATATTACATGTTTCATATAACTTTCTCCCATAGATAATAGTATATCTGGTTCATTTATTATTTCCACCGGTTCTTGGCTAATAAATTCATATAATTCCTTATTTAATGTGCCATCTTCCAAGTATAATTCATAATGATTTGATAAATATAACAACATCGGTTCATACTCCATATCCTCCGAATCTGATACAATAGAATCTATATCATTTACATCAGCTATACTTCCACTACTTTTACTACTTCTATCACTATCCTTGTCACTACTCTCATTAATACTCTCATTAATACAATCAATATTGTCACTATTGATATTATTACTATTATTATTACTATTATTGTTACTATTATTGTTACTATTATTGTTACTATTATTGTTACTATTATTAATATTATTAAGGCTAGATAATGTTGGGAATCTAATAAGTTTTGCCATACTTCCACTATACTTTATACTGTCAATATCTATACCTAGTACTAGCTTATCATTGCTAGCACTTCCATATTGGTTATTACTTAGTGTTGCGACTTTTTGTTTATTATCATAAATTATGTCTTCATCCTCTGGTAAATCTTCCTTTATCATCTCGGCTAATGTCATTCCTTCACGTCTCTTAACTTGTGTTACCGGTGTTACCGGTGATATAGGTGTTGTCGGCAAATTTTCAGTCATTTCCATCATTTCTCTTAATTGTTCTTTGCGATCAGCTTTAAGTTGTTCACATTCATTATCCCAATTTTTCCATCCTCTCCATTCTCGTCCTGTCATCTTATATAATAAAGATAATGGCAAAGGATGTCTTGCCAATGTTTCATATGTTATAGCATTCATTATTGTATTATTAAAGCTCATGTCTATATTTTATGTTCTAGCTGTATTATATATGGTATATGGTATTATATATGGTATTATTTGTGGTATATGTGTGGTATTATATATGGTATATGTGTGGTATTATTTGTGGTATATGTGTGGTATTATTTGTGTTCTAGCTGTATTTATATGTATAATATGTATATATGTGTATATATGTGTTATATGTGTTATATGTATATATGTGTTATATGTGTTATACCTGTAATATATGTATGTAACTTAACAACATTTTATAAAAAATTAAATGCAATTTTATATTTTAAATATATATTTATTGGAGTTTTATAGCCAAATCAGCTTTAGAAATAATAGGTATACCTATTTTATTTGCCTTTTCTATTTTACTATTTTTAATATTATAATCGGATACCACCAATAATTCAACATGAACACTCATACTAGACTTCATAATACCACCATATTCTTTAATAATTTTGGATTCAAGTTGTTCATCTCTAAATCCAGTAAATAATATATTTTTACCACTTACAATATCTAGTTGTTTCAGTACATTTTTTTGTATATCCGTATCCATATCTGTTTTATCATTTAATAGTTGGCTAGCTGTATCATATAAACTATTTAACTTTATATGCCTAGTTTCTTGTAACCATTCATGAAAGCATGGAAGATATTTAATGAACATTTTAGCTGTTTTATTAGCAATACCTTCAATACCACATAATCTACTAATCGTAATAATCTCAAAATTATTATTTGCAACCCCATTAATCAATTCATTTTCTAGCTGTCTAATATAGTTAGTATTTTTAGTATTTTTAGTATTTGTTTGCATCTGAGCGCTAGATAATAGACCATGTATTATTGCGGTTAGTTTTCTATTACCGAAAGCTGGGAAACAACCACTGGCTGTCATTATTACGTTAATATCATGGGTCTTATCTAGTACTTTATTTTTAATAGCATTAATTAAGTTATGGATTGCCTTTTTACCAAAACCATCGATATCAACTAATGATTCAGGCTTTATAGATAAAATTAAATCGACTGTATCAAAACCGGCTGTCACTAATCTATCAACTGTACCTTGCTTAATACCATCGACATCCAACGTTTGAAAGAAATATGTTAACCGAGTAGTAATATATTCTGGCATCTGGTTGGGGTCTTCAACTAGTGCATCAACACTTGATTCGTTCCATATATATGGTGTTGTTGGTTCTTGCCATTTGCCATTAGTAGAGGGTGAAACAATACTTTTAATATAGGGTATTACGTCACCTGATTTAATTACGCGAATTATAGCACCTGGACCTAGTTTATTATCCTTAATAAATTTTGCATTAAAACCAGTTGCATATCGTATTGTATCACCATCTATTTCGACCGGATTAAATTTAACTCTTGGTTTTAAATATCCCTGTTTTGATACATTATATTCTATATTGATAATTGTGGTTTCTCTATCTTTACCTTCTAAATCCATTTTAAATGCAACGCTGTGTTTGGGATTATCTTTTTTAGGTTGTGGCCATATGCGACTATCATCCGCAATAATTATACCATCAATTTCATATTCGCTTTTAACTTTATAATCAATATACATCTCTTCTAATTGTACAACATCGTCTAGCATCTTTATTGTCTCATTTTTAGCCGTATTCATGTGCCATTCATCTGCCATTTTCTTAAATTGTTCACAGCTAGTTAAATTATTTGGTTCAATAACTTGATATGCAACAAATTCAACATCTGTTGCCTTTGATCTATATTTTTGGTTATTTATTTTATCTGCATTTGCTTTTGTATTAATAACACTAGCCACAAATGTTCTAGTTTTAGGATAATCATTCCCATATTTTGTTTTAAATTTTTCTAATTTTATAATTAACTCACCCCTAATAGCTACACTCTTGTTATTCTTGCTATTTTCTGTCAAATATTTATATATAGCTAGCTTACCTTTATCATTTAATGGCTTTATAAATGGTATCAAATGCGATATATCTTGTCCTATTTTGCCATTACCACGAGTGTACATTTTCATAACTAAATCCACATTTACACTACTTTTTTTATCATCTACTTTCCTTATATTATCCGGCATTGATATCACTAATAATCCACTTAATCCATCAAGCTTTTCACTTATTGTATATGGGCCTTTGTTATATTTTTCTAACCATAATGTTAATGCTCTACTACCTGGCTTAATTTTATTCATACTTCCTAGAAAATATGGCAGATTAGCTTTATTTTTGGCATCAGGTGGTAATTCTGAACCAATAACATCTAGGATATCACTATATGGTGACCTTTGACGTAATATATCAACTACAATATTAAAAACACTATCGCTTAATAATATATTATCTGTATTATAATATGTGTTACTAGCTTCAGTAATTGCCGTCTCCAATTGACCAATTGTTAATACCGACATTGCGGTTTCATATGTATCATTTTCTAACATTTTCCAAATATTTGGCGGTAATTTATTTGGATTCATATTCAATTTAGTTTTTGCTTTTTTTAATTCCGTCATATTATAATTTATATATACTTAGTGTATATTGGTTATATATTGGTTTCGGTTTAAATGTGTCTAGTATATGTATGTCTAGTATATGTATGTCTAGTATATGTGTTGTATTAGTTAGTATATATTGGGTTAGATTTATATGTATTAGTTAGTATATATATGTCTAGTATATGTATGTCTAGTATATGTGTTGTATTAGTTAGTATATATTGGGTTAGATTTATATGTATTAGTTAGTATATATATGTCTAGTATATGTATGTCTAGTATATGTGTTGTATTAGTTAGTATATATTGGGTTAGATTTATATGTATTAGTTAGTATATATATATATGTTGGGTTAGGTTTAAATAATTCAATTTTGCCAAATACTAAATATAAATATAAACAATATTGTAAAAATTGAATTCAGTATTTGATATTAATACATAATATATTGTATTAATATATTTAAAGTGTGTAATATTGTGTATCAGACCTAATCTAACAGACTTAATCTAGCAGAACTAATCTAGCAGAAATAATTTAACAGAAATATTATAAAATAAATATTATAACTAATATAATTACTAATTTATAATTTAAACAAAAATAACATTTAACTTAATATATACACATACCTAAACACATACCTAAACAAATACATAAAAAATACATAAAAAATAACATCTAACCTAATAACCAAATAACAACCTAAACAATGAGTACACCTAGCACCGTTAAATTATATGATGCGAATCGTACCCTAGTTAATAATACTACTAACAATATTGTTAACAATACCCCTAATAAAAATCATTATTTTAAGTTAGAGGAAGACCCAGACAATCACTATACATTTTATCCAATTCGCAACCGTAAATATTATGACCATTATAAAAAACAGTTAGCCACATTTTGGACTATTGAAGAGGTAGATTTGGCACGTGATCGTAGTGATTATGATAATAAATTGACCAGTGATGAACGTGAATTTATTAAAAATATATTGGCGTTTTTTGCAGCTAGCGATGGTATTGTTGCTGAAAATCTAGACCTTAATTTTACACAGGAAATAACCTATAAAGAAATTTCACAATGTCTTAGGTTTCAAGGCATGATGGAAGATATACACGGTGAGATGTATAGCCTTATGGTTGATAATCTTATAACTGATACTGAAGAACGTAATAATGTATTAAATGCTATTAATACAATTCCGTGCGTTGCCGAAAAATCAAATTGGGCTAAAAAATGGACCAGATCGGAAAATGCCGATATTCAACAACGTTTAATAGCATGGGGTGGTGTCGAAGGTATCCAATTTTCTGGGTCATTTTGTTCAATAGCATGGCTTAATAAACGTAATTTAATGCCGGGACTTGGTGTAGCAAATGAATTTATCCGCCGCGATGAGGGGTGTCATACACAAACTAGTGTTATGTTATATAATGATTTGAAAGATGAACGCCGACTATCAACTAACCTAGCTAGCCATATTCTAGAGGAGGCATATGAAATTGAATGTAAGTTTATTACTGAAAGTATACCGTGTTCAATGCTGGGTATGAACAATAAGCTTATGACACAGTATGTAGGATATTGTACTGATCAGTTAATGTTACAGCTAGGATATCCTAAATTGTATAATCAAACAAATCCGTTTGATTTCATGATATTACAGAGTGTTGAAACTCTAACTAACTTCTTCGAAGGTCGTGTATCCGAATATAATAAAGCTAATGTTGGGACAACTGAGGCTGAACGAACATTGACTTTCGATGCGGATGATGATGATTTTTAAATTATTTAGCAATTTAGCAATTTAGCAATTTAGAAATTTATTTTTTAATTGTTCAAATTATGATTTTTTGTTTTTATGATTTTTTGTTTTGTATAATATTATATACTATGTATGTATAGCTAGTATGTATATCTAGTATGTATAGCTAGTATGTATAGCTAGTATGTATAGCTAGTATGTATAGCTAGTATGTATAGCTAGTATGTATAGCTAGTATGTATAGCTAGTATGTATAGCTAGTATGTATAGCTAGTATGTATGTATAGTTGGTATAGTATATAATATTATACAAAACAAAAAATCATAAAAAAAAATCATAAAAACAAAAAATCATAAAAACAAAAAATCATAAAAACAAAAAATCATAAAAACAAAAAATAATAATATGTACAAGTTAAATACTAATTTACAAATTTTTTTATTTGGTTGGGTTCGGGACATGCTATCCATTAATCCAATAGTATAATACAATTGTATCATCTTTCAACAGGCCGTCATATCCATTTCATAATTTATGAAATACCATCAGGTTGCTGCATACTATAATGGGTTGTATTACATTATAATGTATATATTGTTGTGTGTAGTATTACGTTATTTTTTAACGAGCCCTGTAATACGCCGGGGCTCAAATAATTACATTTTTAGCATCATTAAAATAATATATTACTAATTATATCTATTTATTAATTTTCAATTTTGGTAATATATTGTTCCAAAATGTCTAAAAAATGGCAAAAAGTGCCCTTTAAAAAATATATAAATAAAAAATATATAAAAATATATAAAACGTAATGGATAGATTATTGAATAGTAGATATATCATATCGGTTAGCATCAAAATATTCACTTTCAACCGTATTTTGTGTCACTAACCGCACCACATTTACTGGGCGTTTTTGCCCCAATCTTACGGCTCTTCCAATAATCTGGGTTTCTACTTCCTTAGTCCGGTCTTTATCCATATTTAAAACATCAACAATTATAACGTTATTAGCCTCGGTTAAATTGCTCCCACTATTGCTACGTTCGCTACTCAACATAATAACACGCATATTGTCGTCATTTTTAAATTTATCAATTGATTTATTCAGAGAGGATATATTACCTTTTGGCATAATATTATTAATACCGTATTCATCAAGAGTTTTGGATATAAGTTTTAACATATCGTGATATTGACTAAATATGATAGCGCGTTGTTTGCCACCATCATTATGATCATTATCAATTATATTTTTCAAATATTTGATTAATGTTGCCATTTTAGTACCATATTTATTAACACAATTCTCCATTTGCTTTTTCTCTTCTTCTAGAATATCTGATGCCGTTGTGTCAACAGCAACACCGTTTGATTTGGTTGCTGCTATTTCCTCTAGTGGACATGGTTTATTATCGCTATTTAAAATATCAGCCATAGTTGTTACCTTTACATTTTTAACAAGCACTTCAGTACGACATTCCGGACATGAAACGGTTGTATTATTGGAGGCAATAATCTGGAAACATTCACCACATAATATATGGCGACAATCAGTTATAACAACACTATCTTCTTCTTCATATTCTACCCAACAAATTGGGCATGGTTCATTAGTTTTTTGTTTCAGAAAATCTGTATTTTCAAATAACTTAATTTGATTGTTAAGCCGGGTTTCTTCACGTTCTAATCTAGCAATAGTTTCCTCACGGCGTTTTTTGGTAGCAACGGAATTATCGCGATACCATTTTAATATATTTTTGATTAAATACATTATTTTATTATTATTCCAAAATTCACCTAAATTAATAGCTAGCTTGTCCTCCGAAAATATAGTTGATGCCGCAATTTGCACCATCATCATCCCATGTTCACCGGCACCGTGGGTATAATCGATATCAACCATAGAATCCAATAAGTTATTACGCAAATTACCAATACTCACAAATATGTTAGCTATTTCTCTACTATATGTTTGGCGAACCCGTGTACTATCCAACCCGTGGTCACGTATTAATTTATTAGCCTGATAACATTCATTTACATAATACTCAACATCTCGTTTATCTTTATTAATTATATTAATGCTATTGCGGCCATTTTTATCGCATTCCTTCATATAACTATAAAACGCTATTGATCGGTTAATGCATAGTTCATAGTTGACTAATGCGTTTTTCATTTTAACCAATTTTGTACGTATTAATTTAACTTGTTTGCTAAACATACCAACCATTGCATTATTTAAATCAGTAAGCGATAAAACACGATCTGATAAATCTAAATCTAGCTCTAGACTAGCCATATCTTGCTTACTAATACAAATATTTGTACATAATTGAAATAATCTGCGTAACCTATCCATACACCTGCTATTATCTGTCTTAGCATTATTATAAATATTGCGTTCAATTGGTCCCAATGTTACCTCAATAACTTCTTCAGTAAATATGGGAATATCTAATTCATTAGATACTGAGTTTTTACTTGTTTTAGTAATACACAACTTTTGAAACTCATCTATAACAGATTTGGTCATATATTTAGTAATATTATTAAGAGAATTATATATATCTATACTATATGATAATAATGGTATGGATCTTCTACTTGTTGTATATGGCGTGTCTTTCGGTTTACCATGATATAATTCATATACTAGCATATTATTCATCATATCCATTTTAATATTCTTCATAAAATATCCAACATACCCGGCTAGGTTATACTCCTTGTGTTCAAATGGTGTTGCCGTTAATGCCCATCTATAATTAGATTGAATATTGAATATTATATGGACCAATTTATCCTTTTCAGTTTTTCCCTTAATAGGTGATGCTGTGACACACCCTGTTAAGTCCAAACATTGTATACATTCATGTGCCTCGTCAACAATTACCCTATTCCACTTAACTCTAAAAATATCCAAAAACTTATTCAAATTGATATCTTCTACCGTTTTGTACAATACTTTTCCATTATCATCTTTAATATCTAGTACTTGTGTATTCTTAATTACGTCTGATATATACTTTGTATCTGATTTTAATACATTTACCGATAATATATATATGTCATATGTTGGTACATTTGGATTTGCTACCTTATCTGACAACTTAGTTTTAGCCGCTTCACTATATATTTTACGGAAATCTGTAACTGAACCGATTGTTTTAATTGTGAAATATTTTTTACCAAAGAATTTCACAATTTCGCGTTTCCATTGCTGTACTAGGCGTGGTGGCACAATAATCAAATTATTTAATTGCCATCCACCACTATTTAATGGTAAAGACTTACGTTGGTCATCCTTATCTTTTTGATTTGCAATATGATATAAAATACTCATTGTTTTTCCTAGACCTACATCATCCGCAATAATACCACCCATTAAATGTTGAACACCAGCGTCTGGTGAATCTTTTGATATAACATTATAGCCGCATAAATTACTACCATTGGGGGTAGTAGATCTAGCACTATTTTTTGGCACATGATTGCTTATTATATATTCTTTACCGCCAATATGCGATATATTAAATTTGGGTATCATATTGGAATTATATTTTATAGTTTCGGATAATGCATTATCTAAATATAAGTCTAATTCGTGACATTTAATATAGTGTTCTTTGTTATCAACTTTATTTTCAATATCACTAGCCCATAAAATATTGCGCATTTGATAACTGAATGGCTCAACCTTACCAGATGTTTTTTTATTTTTAATAATTGGTAAATTGGCAAATTGAGACACAATAGTATTATTGCTTATATTCCATGATGGATTATACGCATTTTGGTGGTTTCTCTGATATACAACAACATCATTGTTAGAATCAGGATTATCAATTAAATATGTGCTATTCATTTGGAAATGATATGAACCATAATTATATTTTTCTATATTACCAATATTAGTAAAATAATCAATATTCATGATATTAATTTTATTACTAGAATTATCACAATCACTATTAATTATATATTTATTTAAAAATTTACTGTATTCATTCTTATCTATATATATTTGCATGGTTATCTCATAACTATCATTATGATTATTTTTTATAATCTGTTCTATATTTGTGTTTTTATATAATTTAGCTATTGCCATCATTTTATATAGTGGGCGCTCTATATCTAGCATATCAAATGGTTTAATTCTATTATTCATATTGTATACCGTTTCTAATATATATTTATATCCACTATTTATAATAGCTGAATTTGAAATACCATCCAACATATGTGGCCATACATGATCAGTATTAGGATATACCTCGTCATCTCCTGTTTTGTAATTTAAATATGCATTATATACAGGTGATCTTACACCAGCATGTGTAATTTTATTTATATCATTATTTAATGACAAAGAATATACCATATTGTGTTTTATCATTATATTTTTACTATTTTTTATAAATTTTATTCCTGATTGTGTTTCAGATTGTGCATCAGTTTTAACTGAATTCATATCTTGCAAATCATTTATATATTTACTTAATGCTTTATCAAATGTACATTGCATTTTAAATATATTTTTTTTTTTCAATATATTTTTCATGTAATCATCCACGCTTTGTTTCATATATGTTCCACTGATTGTTTCTATAGCATTAAATAATTCAAGTAATTTATCATCAATCGACTGTCCAGGCAATAAATATTTGGCTAAATCAGTATGTTGTTTAAATATAGTTTCAGCTAGATTAAGTGAATCTATATCTACTTTAACATTATTACCATTCTTGTCATGATTACCTATTATGCCATTTTTAGTTATATAATTATATAACAATTTACATACCGCGTATAAGAATGGTAACAAATCAGTAACTCCTGGTTCTAGTTGTGTTATTTTATCAGATAATAAAACTGGATTGTTAGTTATAAACTTATACATACCAACGTAATCTAACATTAAATATTGATATTGATGTGCATATAACTGCATATATGAATTTTTATTCATGGTATGAGTTATATAATGTATAGACTTATGTGATTGATTATATAGTAACTTTGCAACATCGCTTAAAATTGTATGTTCAGTAATGGTTTTTTTTATTCCTAATTTCTCATATTCTTCTACATTGGATGTTGATTTTTTTTCACTTAATAGAATATATTTATCATCATTTTCAATAGTCTCAGTCTTATTATCTGCATTATTTGTCGTACTTGTTTTAGTTAATATGTTACTAGATGTCGATAATAATGGAATTGGTATAACATTTAATTTTGTGAGCACCAATGTTGTATCTAGTAGTAGACTTGTGTTTATTGTACCAGCAATATGTTTAGAAATATGTTTAGTATCACTATCACTATCACTATCACTATCACTATCACTATCACTATCACTATCACTATCAATTAAGTATTGGTGTTGTATAAAACCAACAATTGTTTGATTTTTATAAAATATATCATATTTACCTTCAGTTGACCACTTATGAAATTTAGCATAATCTAATTTGTGTGCTGTAGATGCAAAACATTTAGCTGTATTTATTGAGTCTGTCATTTTTATATAGTTTTGAATATGTAGTTATAGATATAGTTATATAGGTGTTGTTTTTAATATGTATATATTTTCAGTATATATATTTTCAGTATATATATAATGTATAATGTATTGTCTTAAATTTATAAATTAAACTGTATATATGTGTATAATAAAATTTTATAGGATATTATAATAACTGTATTATTCAATATAATTTTTCATTTTTCATTTTTCATTTTTATAAAATAACACAAAAAATAACACAAAAAATAGGTAGTAGGTACAAATAGGTTATTATTCGGTGGGTATAAATTGCCATTTAAGATCAGCACATATTTTTTTCCATATACAGTCTTGATAATATTGTTTTATTCTATCTTTAAGTGACACTTTTAAATTAGGTAATAGTTCATCTAGCTCTAATAGCTGACATAACTTATACAATGTAAAATTATATGTTACAAAATTATTACGCTCTTCAGGACAATGCTTTGAAAATGGGTGTTGAACATGCATAAATAAGCTCCTAATAATTTCTTCTACTTCCGGACTAATAGTGGGTGGGACTTTACCATTTAGTTGGCTTATAATATATGGCACATGTTCATAATAATCAGCTTCACCAATAGTTTTAAGTATACTATGTCCCTTTTCATTAGTTAACTTACTTAAATCCGTCATCCGTCGTTTTTTCAGCTCTGCCTTAAATTTATCATATACACGATCTGGTATATTGGTTGATTCCTTAGCTTGTATTTGGCTTAGTACTTCATTCAAATGATTGATGCGGCGATATGAAAAAGTGGTTTGTTCTTTAGGTGGTTCCTTATGGCTTTGTTTATCACTATCAATAAGTATTTTTTCACATTGACCACATTTGTTACAATGTAGCATACCGGTGCTTTGGTTAATAACCATATCGCCATTACATGCATTACATACATCGGCAAGAGAACGTTCTTTATATTGGCTATCCCTAGATATATAATCTTTATTAATTATACTCATATATTGATCATATAGTCGTTTTTTATTTATATTTTCATTATTTCGTAGTTTTATTAGGTTGCGTATTTTATTTATATCATCCATATCTGGAACATGTGGGGTAGTTATTGTTTCCACAGCAATTCCATTATTCGCATTATTCTCATTATTATTGTTAGTATATTTATCTTCAGCAAATGATACACCCATTTTGTATTCACCTGTTTCAATATCTATATAATTACCGATGATACCTGGTATAGCAATACTCCCTTTATTAACATTATTGCTAGCTGTATTACCGTTAGTAGTATTATTATTTTGAGAGCGTTTATATTCTCGTAATTGTTCTAATGCGGTATTTTTTTTAATAGTGTTAGTAGTAGTGTTAGTAGTAGTGTTAGTAGTAGTGTTAGTAGTAGTGTTAGTAGTAGTGTTAGTAGTAGTGTTAGTATTGGATGAAGTATCGGAAAGTAGTAATGTATTTTGTTTAAACTCTAAACAGCTAGTATGTTTCATAATATTATTTTCAATATCATTTAATTTTTTAAATTTAGTAATAATAGGACCAGTTTTGAGCAAATATTTTTTTTCATCCGTTTTGTTAATTACATTTGCAATAGTAGTCTCTAGCTTAACAATATTATTCTCTAGCTCATATATACTATCTTGTATAATAAAATCTGCAATAGGCAATGCTGCATATTTTCCACTAAGTTCCAATAGTTTTTTTTCTGCACATTCTTTCTCATATAATAGCTCAGGTAATTTTATATCAATATTTTGAAAAATAGTTTGAGCATCCTTATGTAATCTATATATATTGTCTTTTGGCCCATCTTTTGGTGAGGATCTAGGATCACGTTTTTTACTAACTGTTGCTAATCCGCCATCTTTAGCACCTATAATTTTACTAATTGAACCTATACCATCTGTAATTATATCATTTACATTATCAATCATTGTATTTGTTATAACTGCTGATGAATCATTATATATTGCTGTAATGCTAGCCTTTTCCTTACCATTGCCTTTACCATTGCCTTTACCATTGCCTTTACCATTACCATTTATATCGGATTTAGCATATTTAGCATATTTTTTATTATCTATATTGTTATTATCGTCTAAGTCTTCCATATTATTATCTAAATCTTCTTTATAATTATCATATTCCATGTCTTTCATATTCTTTATATTATCTATATCTTCAAGATTATCAGTGTCATTAGTGTCATCAAATGATTTTAGCGCATTAAATTTATCATTACGTGTTCTAAAAGCTGATTTTGAACTATACTTATATTTTGGGTTTTTTAATATATTATTTGACATTTTAAATAAATATTAATATTATAACAATTACAATTAAATTTATTTAAAATACCTAGTTATAGTGCAGATACCTAGTTATAGTGTAGATAGCTAGTTATAGTGTAGATAGCTAGTTATAGTGTAGATAGCTAGTTATAGTGTAGTTGGTATTAATTATATATAGACATGCCTAAACTAAAAATAAGTTGTATAAGTTGTATAAGTTGTATACTCTATAAATTTTGTCTAGTAATAGTATAATAGATTTAGTTTATGTAATACAATAAATTATAACACACAATATACACAATATACACAATATACACAATATACACAATATACACAATATACACAATATACACAATATACACAATATACACAATATACACAATATATAATACATAGATTTAATAATATATATTGTAAACACTATCTATATATATACTAAAAGATACAGTCTATATTAAACTATATTATAAAATATAAATTCTATATATACTAAAAGATACAGTCTATATTAAACTATATATACTAAAAGATAAAATAAAAAATGGCAGGTGGAATGTTACAATTAGTTGCATATGGCGTCCAAGATGTACATTTATTCGGAATGCCGGAATTTACATTATGGAAAGCTGCATATAAGCGCATTACACATTTTGCAATAGAATGTAAGGAGTTACAATTTAGCGGTAATACGGGATTTGGCAAAACAGCAACAATTGTGATACCGCGCGATGGTGATTTATTATCTAAAACTAAATTACGCATAATGATTCCATCAGTGACACCAACGAGTGGCAAAAATTTTAGATGGTTAAATTTCCTAGGTCATGTTATAGTTAAAAATTTCAAATTAGAAATTGGGCCTAATGAAATCGATAAACAATATGGTGAATGGTTACATATATGGGATGAGCTTAGCAATGGTACTCTAGCTGAACATATTGCACATGCTGATTTAGTTGGCAACGTTCCTAAATTAGTTCAACCCTCTACTAGTACTAAACCAAGCGTGGAATTATTTATTGATCTACCTTTTTTCTTTACCCGTAATCCTGGATTAGCATTGCCATTAATTGCGTTGCAATATTATGAAACTAAAATAACCGTTGAGTTTCGTGACAAAAATTTATGTTATTGGTCAGAAAACGGCACTGAAGCAAATGTTGGTGATTTTACAGCAACTCTATTATGTGATTATATATATCTAGATACATATGAGAAGCGTAAGTTTGCAACTAAATCACATGAATATTTAATTGAACAGGTCCAGTTTAGTAATGATGAATCCATTACATCATCCGGCGGTAATAGTATAAAGTTATCATATTCACATCCTGTCAAATATATGGTGTGGGTAATTCAAAAAGATAATCATGTTAATCGTACCCAAATGCAGGATGCCGGTGGACCACAATGGTTCAATTATACAGATCGTGTTGATACTACTGGGTTTTCGGGCACACCAGATGATCCCCTAGGTGGTGGAATCCCAGGTGGAACAATGGCACATATAAATCCGTTTTGGTCTCTTGCATATGGTACGGGTGTAAATGCCCCCAATACAGGGGCGCTAACAGGCAGTGATAGGAATGTTGCAATGGCATTAGCAAATAATGGCAATAATGATGTTAACTTGGATGACCTAGCATTTCAGGATTTATTTGGCAATGGTAACACAAGTGATGCGGTTGGATGGAATGCCAATTTACCGGTATTCGACAGTGGTTATAATTGTTGTGCATCAGCCAAAATAAAGTTTAATGGTCAGGATAGATTCGGGGAACGTACCGGACGATATTTTAATAAAGTTCAGCCCCTAGATTATGGGTTCAATACCCCCGCGATTGGTGTTAATATATATAGTTATAGTTTGCGACCATTAGACCATCAGCCAACTGGCAGCGCTAATTTTAGTAGAATCAATACGGCTACGCTAGAACTAACTACGACCCCAAATACCGTTATTGATGAAAATGTTAGTTCCCCTGGGTCGACTAGTGCGAAATATAGGGGATATGCTGTAAGTTATAATGTATTACGTATTATGAGCGGTATGGCGGGGGTAGCATATCAATCTTAAATATTCAAAGGTTTATGTATAATATGTTATTATGTTATTATGTTACTATGTTACTTTTTTTACCATTTATTAATATATTTAATCATATATATCCTATACATATTATAAAAGTGTTTTTTTTTTTCATATTAATTCATATTAATTCATATTAATTCATATTAATTCATATTAATTCATATTAATTCATATTAATTCATATTAATTCATATTAATTCATATTATACGCTAGATCCAATCCATATAAATAGTATACGCTAGATCCAATCCAAATAAATAGTATACGCTAGATCCAATCCATATAAATATATATTATACAATGTGTTCAAAATTAAATATAAATGAGAATGAGAATGAGAACTCACCAAACTCGGTATTAATACCATTACCTTTAAATAAAGAAAGAAAAACACCTAAAACTAAAATTGCACTATATATGCGTTGTTTTACAATAATTATATTTATTATATTATTCAGTGCATTTGAAGCATATATAATTGTTTATACAATTAAAGGAGATGGTAAAGATAATAATACTAATAATACCATAATACATAATGTAAATATTACGAATAATGTTACAGATTCAACTAATATAACAACAAACGATAATATAACAACAAACGATAATATAACGTATGTTGTTAATTTAGTTAAATATGCATATGATTCCGATGCCATATTAGTAAATATATATAACAATACAAAACAAACTAATAAACTAAGTGATATAGAAAATAAAAGTATATATATCGGTATCGGAATAGCAAATGTCATAGCACTTTGTTATATAATCCGTTGGTGGTTTTGTTCACCAATTATAGATATAGTAGTATTAGGGACGGTATATGGTATAAAGGATTTAATAGATTATGGTGATGATATATTTATTGGACATTGTAGTTATTATGGATTACTTATATTCGTATGGATTTTATGGTTAATTTATAAGTTAAAATACTGTTGTAAATGTTGTAAATATTCAACTGAATATAGTAATGATACGAGGTACTATAGTAGTAACAACCGTAACGATAATAGTATAGAGACTATTAATCAGAGATCATATATGGGTAAGTATGGTACATATAATAATATTAATTGAAGATAGATACATATAATAATGATTACCAGTGTACCAAACTGTGTAATGGGATGGATTTAATATTATTATCTATATTATTATATCCATCCTATTTCATCATTATTAATATATTTAATATCATCGTCATTATTATTTATAATTACGTTGCTAAATGGTATTATAGTATTTGGTATATTTTGTTGTGTATCATCATTAATATGTATTAAATAATCATTATTATCGTTATTATCATCGTTATTATCATCGTTATTATTAGCGTTATTATTAGCGTTATTATTATGGTTATTGTTATTGTTATGGTTATTATTATCGTTATTATTATGGTTATTGTTATTGTGATGGTTATGATTAAAATTATTATAGTTACGTGGTATTAAACTATATAGTTCAGCAATTGAGCTCATTATATGTGGAGTATTTGATTTATCTTTATATTTAGAATATTGGGCAGGTGATATTTTATTTTTTTGTATTTTATTAACTAAGTTTTTAAACCTGCTATTAGGGGTATTGGTAGCATCTAGTGTATTAGTATTAGTATTAGTAGTAGTATTAGTATTAGTAGTACCATCTATATTATCAGTATTAGCATTAGCATTAGCATCGGTATCAGGTGTTAGTTGTTGAAAGGATTGCAATATTTGGGTGCGATTACTATAGCTGCGATATCTATCTTTTATATCTAGACCGGGTTGAAATTTACATTGTGATTTAATGGTATCAATATCTGATTCAAGTTGTTTGCAAAAATTGTTAAAATTTTCATCTGGATTTATAATTTCAAAACGAATACGATTTTCTAGCATATCAAATTGGTCAGCAGCTTTATTAAATTGAGCACGTTTAACTTGATATTCATATGCTACCGAAATTAAATTAATAGCACTGATAATAAAGCCAACTACTGAAGATGTTAATAGGGTAAATTTTTGTACTTCAGCTGATACTATATTGTTGGATAGTATAGTGCCAGCTATATCTTTTAAAACACTAACAACTGTAGCTATTATAAATAGTCGCATATATAATTTGGCATTTATTGAGGCTGCTGCTTGATATATATAGGTATTTTCTTTTACTTTATCTAATATATAAGATAATCGTTGCATTTGCCTAGGTGAATGACAAGTCATAATAAAATTATCTAGTTTATTATTCATTATTTTAAGTAACTTATGAACTAGTTTATATACTAGCTAAAATTATTTGTAAAATATTTCCAACAGATAATATATTGAAAAGTATTAAATAAATACGATATCGTTTACTAATTTTGCTATATATTACTATATCACTATATCACTATATATCTAGCTAATTATTTCACTTTTACTGATTAAATATGGACCCATCAACAAAAATACTAACTAAACAATATCTAGATATACAGACAGCCACAGCACATTTGCAAAAACAGATAAATGAATTACGAGAACAAAAACGTGTAGTAGAATCTAGATTGATACAAGTAATACAAAAACATGGATTACAAAAACATGCAATAACATATCAAGGTCATCGTGTACATATGGCTAAGGAGACATGTTATGATAATTTGACATTTAAATTTCTAGAACAATGTTTACTAAAATTATTTAATGACCCAGAAAAAGTTAAAAAAATTATCCAGTATATCAAATCACAACGCACCCGTACACAACAATATATAATACGTGCTAGCTGAGCTCCTCTTAATCGCGAATGGTTAAAACGCGAAACACACATCTAGCGCAAAATATATTTAGATTTGGATTTAGATTTGGATTTGGATTTGGATATATTTAAGCAAAGTTTGTAAAATAACAACAATATATATATATGTGTGGCTAGCACAATATATGCTTTAATTACATCCAAATTTAAAGATATATATCTAGATATATGTAATTAAGCATATATTAGCAGGGCTCTGCCCCGTTAATGGCATATAATTCGTAAATAATATAACATACAACAGCTAGCTATATACATATACGTATACATTTTTTGGGATTTATTTGTATATATATATACGCATGCTAGCTATACATAGTAAAGTTTGGAAAATATATAATAACACATAGCTAGATATACATATACATATACGTATACATTTTTGGAATTTATTTATTTAATTATACATATACGCATGCTAGCACAAGATATATATAACAAATTTAGTTATATATAGTAAAGTTTGGAAACTGTATAATAATAATCAACATCTAAATCAAAATATATAATTAATGGTTTATATGTTTAAACACAATAAATATAGTTAATTATAATTAAGCATATATTAGCAGGGCTCTGCCCCGCACCCCGCCGACTTTTTGCCAAATATAGCTCACTTTATCCTAGTCTTTTTGCCTTAGAAAACACGTGTGTTGCCCTTGGTAATTTGCAAGCGTATTTTGGTAAAAAGTCGGCGGGGTCACGGGGCAGAGCCCTGTTAATAACAACCAACGCCTAGCCCAAACTTTACTTTACATAAATGGGCAATATTTCTTTTATATGATTTTGTTTGTCTAAAATAAAATAAAGTACTATATAAAACCCAAACAATATGCTAGCTATACATTTAGTTATATACGGTAAAGTTTGGAATTTATTTATTTAATTATACATATATACACATCTAGCTATACAAATTTAATTTTTAAGATTATAAATAAAAACATACAGCTAGCTATACATACATAATAAAAGTTTGGAATTTATTTATTTAATTATACATATATGCATGCTAGCTATACATTTAGTTATATATAGTAAAGTTTGGAATTTATTTATTTAATTATACATATATATACATCTAGCTATACAAATTTAATTTTTAAGATTATAAATAAAAACATACAGCTAGATATACATACATAATAAAAGTTTGGAATTTATTTATTTAATTATACATATATGCATACTAGCTATACATTTAGTTATATATAGTAAAGTTTGGGTATAGATATATTTTAATAACATCTAGCTAGCTATACATTTAGCTATATATAATAAAGTTTGGGTATAGATATATTTTAATAACATCTAGCTAGCTATACATTTAGTTATATATAGTAAAGTTTGGAAATTAATTAATAACACATAGCTAGCTATACATTTAGTTATATATAGTAAAGTTTGGAATTTATTTGTATATATATAGACACATCTAGCTATATATAATAAAGTTTGGGTATAGATATATTTTAATAACACACATCTAGCTATATATAATAAAGTTTGGGTATAGATATATTTTAATAACATCTAGCTAGCTATACATTTAGCTATATATAATAAAGTTTGGGTATAGATATATTTTAATAACATCTAGCTAGCTATACATTT